AATTATTTGAAATGCTTAGAAATCAAATCAAGATAATCAAAAGATTATGTTCGATTTTCTTTCAAGAGGCATTTCAACCTCAGGAATCCAGGTCTAGATTTCTCTAGACCTGAATTGGTCTTCTGACCATTATGTCAGATTTCCAATCAATGAGGTAGGATTTCAACCTTCATTAAACTTTTTGACTGAGGAATCTCATTTCATATCGAAATGAGTGTTTGCCAATATATTGATAAAATAAAGATTATTACCCATTAATGGGTTATCCTTATTTGCTTCCATATATTTGTTAACTTCTGAGAAACCTTTATTCATTGTTGAACCAATGGTTAACAATGTGGCATATTTCTGCCTCTGTTTCTCATAAATTCCTTGTCAATCGATAATTCTTACTTGCGAAACATAATCATAGATAGACATATTATTTTGATCTATCTTTTGATTATAACTCTTAAATAAGGTTTGGACTTCATTTCTTACACCATTATACAATGGTCACACTAAATGTAATTTTATGTGTGCAGATCTCATTGGATCTGGTAATTTAAAGTCCATCTTATTAAAGTTCGCTTTAAGATTATCAAGAGTTTGAATTTGTTCTACAATTTTAGATTTTAGACCAATACCAATAATCGTATTTAACGATTTAATTGATGCTGGTATCTTATATGATTCATCAAGATATAATTTTCTTGCGAACATACTAGATAATTTTTGACTATCTTCATAGCCAAAACTTCAATCTAAAACAGTAGAGAAATCCACTAAATTGTTTCTAATTTTCTGGTTAAAACGGATAAATACTTTTCTAAAAGTATTTTTACCAGTTTTATCCAGAAGATAAAAATTAGAATACAATTTACCCATTGATTCCACTAAACTAAACTTAGAAGTATATATATTATTCTTAATTTTATAAAAATCATATAATATTGTGAAAACAATATTAGGATTTCTAAAATTATGAATGATACCTCTAGTTGGTAGTCCAGTGATCTCAACGGAACTTTTGATTCATCTCTTAGCAAACTCATAAGTATCAGAACTTATATGAGTTTTCGTAAGGGAAATATCAACACCTAGTTTCTTTATGATCTCTATATATCTTTTGGCAATTTTATCGTGTTTTATCACAATATCATCACCTAAGATTATATATTGATCAAAGTTTTCAACACCCTCTAGATGGGCACACCAGTTTACAAGTAAATGATGTGCCAATGTGAAACTTATTCAAGATGAGTAAGTTCCCATCGGTTGGCCAGTTTTATACTGAACAACCTCATCATCTGGTGTTGAGAACTCCAAAGATCCTAGATGTTCAGTTCAGGCCTTGGCGAAATCGTAATTTAACATTTCACCAATAAGTCTAAACTGAAGAGACCGTGGGAATCTATCAGTTGCAGAGCTCAAATCCAGTGATCAAAATTGATTTTCCGAAGAATCTCAATTATGAAAAGGACTCTGTGTAAAGGTTCGATCACATTTTAAGTTTTTAATTAACTTAAATTGTGCCGAGTGTAATTTCTTTAAAAGTAATTGTGTATAGTAATCTACTATAGCAATTACTCGGAATTTACCCTCAGGATCTTTTACAACAGAAAGTTTACCAGGTATTGATCTATAAGGGCTTTTAAGTAATGATTCAATATTATTGTTTCAAAACTTAAAACTCTTATTTAATCAATCCTTGGCAAAATACCCCACTGCTAAGTTATTAAGTCTTTCAATGAATTTTTCATTAAAGCTTAATCAACATCTATGAGCAGTAAGTGTAGCTTTTCCCTGAGGACCTGCCTTATTACTAAGGTAAAAGTCTACAGGTGAAAGCTCCAATTCCTTAGGATCAATAAACAATTTGTTATTTTTAACAAACTGTTTAATAAATCCTGTTGGAATTGTATATTTACACTTACTCTCATCAGTGATGGTGTTAAACTTTAAGTTTCTCATCTGCTTCTTTACTTCATGTTTAGGTAGATCAATAGATCTATTAAACATTAGTAAAGTTAAGACATATGAAAGCTTACCTTGATTAACAGATTCCTTAAGAAAGTCAAGTTTAATGGGTCAACCATCCTTATCGATACCAATGGCGTTGCCATTAGTATGTAAAGGATGACCACAAATATATCTGGTACAATGTAAACGCATGATTTTCATGTATTTAATTGCACCAATATATCCATGATGTTTTACTAAATGCGTATATAACTTATACAATTTAGTAAAATGTTGAGGTTGAAATGCCTCTTGAAAGAAAATCGAACATAATCTCTTGATTATTTTGATTTGATTTCTAAGCATTTCAAATAATTGTGGTTTAGTAATGAAAGGTCCCATGTAGAATAGATTCTATTCTACATGGCCAAGCATTACCCCGTTATTGAAAGCGACGGTTTGCGCCCAACAGTTAGATCCCAAGGGATTACTGTGTAAACCAAAGAAAGTATCATACTATGTATACTTTTAAACAGGATATTTCCCA